TCAGCCTCTGACCTCTTCGAGTGCCGCCAGAGCCTTACCGATCCGGCTCTTGCGCGACACGCCGTCCAGCACGGCGATATAGACGGAAATGGCCTCGAAGCCGGCGAGCGTCCCGAACACCGGAATGACGAAGCTCGGGGCGTGCGCCACAGTGAAGGCGTCGTAGATCAGGGCCATCGCGAACTGGCCCATGATGAGGCAGCCGATGCCGGCGCCGACCGCCCGCGCGTAGGCGCCCTTCGGCCCGACGCGGACGTTGTTGATGTAGCCGTTCAGGAACAGGGCCATGACGCGCACGCTGCCGGCGCAGCCGAAGATCAGCGCCATGTTGGCCTCGCTGAAGCCCATCTCGGCGATCGGCTTCAGCGCGTTGCGCTCCATCGTGTCACCTGGCATGGCGAGGGTGAAGGCGATCAGCACCATCATCGTCGCCATGCACCACTCGAACAGGCGATAGGTGCTGTAGGGGCCGGCCGAGTGCATCGGCAGGAGCGGGCGGCGCGCGGCGCCGTTCGAACCGGGCATGCGCCCCTCCTGCTTATCGTCGGGTCATCTCGTCCATGCGGCGCAGTTCGTCGGCATCGACCGTGCCGGCGGCGATCTGCTCCTGCGCCGGGACGAGCACGCCGGCCTCGCTGGCGTGGTCGTCGAGGTCGAGCTTGCGGAAGATCCGGGCCGCGATGCCGTCGGCGCCGCCGGCCGCCTTGATGACAGCTGGCGGGGCGGTGTCGATGACGTACTGGGTGCCCTTGGCGATGACCGGCACCGCGACGTTGACCGACAGTGTCTTGCCCTTGGCCGCGCCTTGGACGGCGTTCATGCCGTAGCCGACGGCCGCTTCGAGCATCATCTCGACGCGCTTCTGCGTGAGCAACAGCGCCGCCATCGGATAGTTCTTGCGGATGGCCTGGATGATGTAGCCCCCGATGATTGGCAGGAGGATCGTCAGGATCGGCTCGCGCAGGGACACAGCGAGCGCGACGAGCCAGTCGCCCCAGGGCAGGATCACAGCCTTGTCGCCGATAGTGGCGACCTCGGCGGCGAAGGCGGGAGGCGCGACACAGGCGAGCGCCAGCGCCGCGAGCAAAAGCACACGGGTCATGATGATGGTCCTGGTGGTGGGGATGCGCGGCGGGCCCGGCCGGCTCAGGTCTCGATCGAGTTAGGCCGCACGCGCGGCTTGAGCGCGCCCAAGGCGCACTCCATGGTTCGCTGTCGTTGCGCCGTGGACACCTCCCAACACCCACGGTAGGCGGCCGGCGGGTCGGTACGGGTCCCCCTCGATGCCGGCCCGCTGCTGTCAGGCCTCGCTTACGCCCGAGCGCGCCCCGGCGATTGTCGTCGGCAGCGTATGCGGCGCCGGCAGCGGGACGTCGGACGGCCAGCGATAAGCTACGATCTCCGAGCGCTTGAACGCAGCCACGTTGACCGCGTCGCTCTGATTGCCGCCGAGCAGGAACACCTGATCCTTGTTGGCGCCGACCACGAGGCCGGTGTGCCCTTGCCAGGACGAGTTGCCCCGCTTCTTCGTGGCGATAGCGCCAAGGGCAGGCGCCGGCAGGCCGACCCCCCAGGACTCGAACGAGCGGGCTGCTAGGCTGCGCGAGCCGCGATGCCCGGCACGCTCGATCACGGCGTTCACGAAGGCCGCACACCACGCGGTGCTATCGGTCTTGATGCCGGGGAAGCCCGCATCGGCGAACAGCTTCACCACCTCCGGATTGTTCTTGGTGCCCGGCGCCTCCTTGAGACCGTTCAGCGCCTCCGCCAGCACGAGCCAGCCGGGCTTCTCGGGCGCCTCGCGCCGCTCGCTGATGTCGGCTTTCTGCAGGGCGGCCTGCGTCTTCGGACCGGCGATGCCGTCGGCCACGAGGCCCGCCGAGCGTTGAAACGCAGTCACAGCGGCGATGGTGAGCGGCCCCGCATCGCTGTCTGCGCCGCTCTTCCCGAGGTCATACCCGCGCGCCAAGAGAGCGCGCTGGATTTCAGCAACGGTCATGGTTGTGTTCTCCGATGTCGGGGCCATCTCAACTCGGATGGCGAGTGACCTGACTGGCTGGCTTTGGACCGGGCTGATTGAGAGGATCAGCCAGGACCGAAGGAGTCGGACATGCGGCGAGGACAGAAGACGAGCGCGGAGCAGGTCGTTTTGAAGCTGCGCCAGATCGAGGTGCAGACAGCTCAGGGCAAGAGTTTGGCGTTGGCGTGCAAGGAGGCGGAGATCTCCGAGCAGAGCTATTACCGCTGGCGCAAGGAGTTCGGCGGCCTGCAGGTCGATCAAGCCAGGAAGATGAAGGACCTAGAGCGCGAGAACGCTCGCTTGCGGCGGCTTGTGGCTGACCTATCCCTGGAAAAGCAGGTGCTGGCGGACGTCGCCTCGGGAAACTTGTAGCCCCCGAGCGACGCCGGCAGGCGGTCGACGGCATTCGGGAGAAGTACGGCCTCTCGGAACGTCACGCTTGCCGGATCGTCGGTCAGCACCGCGGCACGCAACGCTACGTGCCGACCGTGCTGGCCGACGAGGATGATCTGACCCGCGCCGTCATTGCCCTGGCGTCCGAGTACGGACGCTATGGCTACCGCCGCGTCACCGCGCTGCTGCAAGCAGATGGCTGGCAGGTGGGCAAGGATCGGGTTCAGCGCATCTGGCGTCGCGAGGGGCTGAAGGTCCCCAGCCGACATAGACCCCGCAGCCGCCTCTGGCTGAGCGACGGCTCGGGCAAACGGCTGCGGCCGCTTCGCCGCAATCACGTCTGGAGCTTCGACTTCGTACAGGCCCAGACGCACGATAGGCGAAGCCTCCGCATCCTGACGCTGATCGATGAGCACAGCCGGGCATGCCTCGCGCTGAAGGTGGCGCGGCGCATCAACAGCCTCGGTGTGATCGAGGCGCTGGCCGACGCCATGTGCCTGCATGGCATCCCGGAGCACATCCGCTGCGACAATGGCCCTGAGATGATCTCGAAAGCACTGCGCAAATGGGTCGCCAAAGCTGGCTCGCAAATCCAGTACATCGCGCCGGGCTCGCCGTGGGAGAACGGGTACTGTGAGAGCTTCAACGGCAAGCTGCGGGACGAGTGCCTGCGCCAAGAAATCTTTTACTCGCTCAAGGAAGCCCAGGCCGTGATCGCCCTTTGGCAGAACACCTACAACCGCGTCCGGCCGCACTCGTCCCTGGGCTACCGGCCACCCGCGCCCGTCAGCTTCCCCCACATGGCCTTCCGGCTACCCATGGCAGCCGCCATGCAGTAGCCTCTCACTCGGCTCGGTCCAAAATATCGGTCAGGTCACGTCCACGCCCTCTTTCCACCTCCGGGCGAGCTGCGTGTTGAAGAAGGTCCGCAACGCTTCCGGCCCCCGTCGCAGCGCCCGCGCGAACTTCGCGACCGTCTCCTTGATGGTCTGCTTCGGCGCGTAGAGCTTGGACGCCTGGCCGCCCGCGTGTTCGTTCGAGACCGCCATCGCGCCGCAGGATCGGCACAGCGCCCGCCGCACCCCGTGTGCCAGGGGCGCCCACTGCTCCGGCACCTGCTTCTCGCCGCAGCAGGCGAACGGCTTGGTCTGGCGCCACTCGATCTTGCGCAGCGCCGCGAGCCGTTGCGCCGGGCTCCAGGGCTTCTCGCAGGCGACGCACTCGTAGCGGGCGCTCGCGGCGACGATCTTGCCGTCGTCGTCCTTGTCGAACTTGACCTGCTCCCACTCCATCGCTTGCCATGCCGAGCAGTGGGGGCAGGAGACGAAGGGTTTGCGCTGGTCGCTCTCCTCGTAGCTCGCCTCGATCGCGCTGCGCCCGGCGATGGTGGGGGAGCACGCGAGCACGGTCAGGCTGTTCGCCTTGAACTCGGCCTGCCGCTCCTCAGCCAGATCGATCGGCGGGCCCTCGCCGCCGGCCGAGAGCGGGTATTTGTCGATCTCGTCGCACACCAAGAGCCTGATCGGCCGCATGGCGAGGTTGGTCGGGCTATTCGCCCCGACGAGGGTGATGTGGCCCCCGGGGAATTGTTTATGCGTCAGGGTCGCGCCGGCATCCCGCGACTTGGCTTCGCCGAACAGTTCGAGGAGCTTCTTCGAGTCCCGGATCATCGGCGCGAGCCGGTCCTTCGAGAAGGTTTCGGCCGCGTCGTCCTTCGGCAGCACCGCCAGGATGGGACATGGGTCCAGATGGATGAACCGTCCGAGGATGTTCTCGATCACGGTCGTCTTCAGCAACTGCGTGCACGCCATCAGCGTCATCTTGCTGACGCCGGGCTCCGTCGCCCAAAGCATCGGCCCGCGCGCCACCTCAACTTTCGCGGTGATGAACTTGCCGCCGTTCGAGCTTTCCTTGCTCAGCCTCCGGAAGTTCTCGGCCCAATCCACCACGTTCAGGTTCGGCGGCGGGGTCATGCCCTTGCGCCAAGACCGCCTAAGGCTGGCTGTGTCGAGACAGGTCGAGGTCGGAGGGCTCGCCGAGTTCGGTGAGGAAGGTGTTGACATAGGCGGCTAAGACCTGGGTCAGCTCGCGGGCATCGGCCTTGCCGGTGGTCGGATCAATCCGGATTTCCTCCGCCATCTCGATCGACACGCGCGCCGGCCACGCGATCAAGGCGTCGCGGATGGCGCGGGCCTCCTCGAAAAACGCGGCCTCGGCGGCGGGGCGATCGACGAGCAGGCCCAGCTTGACCGCATGATCCAGCTTCCGCAGCAGACCGAGGTAGTTCTCCTTCCGCTGCGCCGCCTGGGCCAGCGACAGGTTCGGGTCGTCCCAGTCGATCTCGGCCCCGTCGTCGCCCTGATCCTCGCTCGACAGATCCGGCGCGGGCCGTGCCGTCGGCTGCGGGGCTGGTTTTGGAGCGGCTTTCGGCTGGACCTCGGCGTGTGAGGCGCTGTTACCGTCCTTGGCGCGCACGGGCCGACGGGTAACACCACCCCGATAGGTCGCCGGACGCTGGTCGAGGTTCCATTCGGTGGCCTCGACGTCGATCTTTCCATCCTCGGTGAGGACGAGAAGACCCTTTTGCTTCCAGCCGGTTACCGTCTTGCGCGAAACGTTTCGAGCGCGAGCGAAGTCGGCTTGGCTTAGGAATTTTGGCCTGCTCGTTTCGGCCATGAGGCGCTGTTACCTGTTACCCTGTTACCGGGTTTTCGACCCCTGGCGCTAGGAAAGCTGGGGGCCCCGACCACCCGTATAGGTCTGACGGTCCCAGGGTCCCCGGCACTGGGGCAGCGATCGCGCCTCAGCAGGTTTTCCCCCTCACGCTCCTGAGATGCGATACGGTGCATCTCAGCCCGCCAGAGCTGTCGAGCGAAAATGAGGGCACACCTTGCGATTTGAATACGACTCAGAGGGTGCATGGATTGTCGATCCAGCATCTCTCGCCAGTAAGCTCGGAATGACAGCTGCCCACCTTCAGAGCCAGGAGCGCCGCGGGTTGGTCGGCAGTCGTGTCGAGATCGGCAGCGGCTCAGATGAAGGCCGCTCTCGTGTGACAGTTACGACCGAATATTCCAGCTGGCAGGGGCTTTTCGATGCGGCTGGTGCTCTCATAGGCGAGCGCTTTTTCGAGCCGGCAAGCACCGATGTTGCCGCGTCGACAGGCCGGAGCGGCAGACACTAGGATGTTGATAGGACAGCCTCAGTCCCCACCGCCGCCGTCCCCGCCGGTGCAGGATGAACCGCTGTCCGTATAGGACGACGAAGCCGAGCCGCAGGAATGTGGCGAGTGGGATGGTCCGCTGTCGTTCACGGCCAAGTAGTCGTAGAGCGCCGGGCTGTAGCCGCCATCGTCGCCGGCCGTCGAGCAGGGCTTGCCGGTCGCTGCCTCACGGCGGCGCCGCTCCTCCTCACGGCGCTTGCGGCCGAAGATGTCGAACATGGCGGGCCCTCCGTAGAACCATTCGCCGCCCTAGATGCTGGGGGACTGCACGATCACCCGATCGCGCAGACTAGGAGCGACCCATTGCGCAAAGCCCTCATCATCATCGCCGGCCTGCTGCTGGCGCCTGCGGCTTCGGCAGCACCGCTTGCTGTTCCGGCAGCGCCTGAAGCCACCCCGTCCGTTGAGAACGTCCAGTACGGCTATGGCGGCGGGTACGGCCGTCCTCGTGGCTACCGTGGGGGAGGCTATGGTCGCGGCTTCGGAGGATACGGCCCGCGTCCAAGGTTCTACGGTCGGGGTGGATATGGGGGCCGTCACTTCGGTGGCCCTGGCCGCGGCTTCCGCGGCGGGTATGGTCGCTAGTTCCGTTGAGCTGGCCGCGGACGTCACTTTGATGCCCAATAACAAGTTGGGGGCTACGGCCCCCGGCTCACCGTATCAGCTGAGAGACCGGCAGCGGGCTATCCGCTCGGGCCACCAACTCATCCTTCGACCCGTCGCCGGGGAGCATGAAGTCTACCGTAGCGCCGTGGCCTTGCAACGGCGACTCTAGTGGCTGAACGACCCGCATGGCATACGGCAGCCATGGCCAACGAAGTGCCTCACCCCTATTCCATCACCATCGAGCCGGTGAAGAAGCCTGAGGGCCATTTCGGATGGGCCCTCAGGAAGCAAGGTAAGCTGACCGAGAGGTCTGACCGTACGTTCCCCAGTGAGGCCAAAGCCTACGAAAGCGCTTTGAAGGCTATTGAGCGAGAGCAAACCGGCTTCGGGAGCCGATAGGCTTCTGAGGGCTGTGTAGCAGGACAGACTACCAACCCACAGCCAGCCTCACCTCTGCGGTCCAACTGCCCCAGTCGCGGGGGGCATGTTGTTTTTCACGAGGTACTTTACTCCGCGATTGAACGAGGTGTCGTTGTTGCCGCGGATGTCGACACTGTAAGCCTGCTCGGGCGTGTCGGCCTTCAGATCCTTCACGTAGACGTTGATATTGAGGATCAGGTTGGAGACCTTCTGGATCTCGCCAGTGATCGCGACGTCCGCCTTGAGTTTGCGAGCATAATCTTCGGCGCATCCACCGCACTTGCGCAGGTCGGAACCCTTCTCGACCTCGGCCCTCACCGGATCCGTGGACACGATCTGATAGCGACCGCTCTCCTGTAGCTGCTGACGCAGCAGTTCGGTGAGGGGGACGAGGCGGGCTTGGTCCTCATCGGTTGGACTCTGGGCGCCGAGGTTCGCAAGCTGAAAGTCGAAAACGGCCGCTTTGGGTGGCTCGGCGTGTGCTGCCGTGCTCACGAAAAGTACTGCCGAGACTGCCGAAAGCAAGTGATGTGACTTCATGCATATTCCTCCTGAGATTTCTTATCTCATCAAGGAACGCGTGAACAGGAAATAAGTCGCATCCAGGGTGCAGAGATGCGGGTTGCGCGTGTTGAGCCCGCCAAGCTCTACGAACCCTCGCCTATGTCCGCTGCGATCCGCTTGCCCGCCACCGTGACTTGCAGGGCGATCACCCGCCGAACCTGACCCATCGCCACCGGATAGGCTGGACGCCAGTTCAAGGGGCTGTGCGGAGCGCCGGGCATCCACGTATTGACCATGCGGGTTTTTTCGACCTCGTCGGACAGGGGGCCGAACCAGAGACCGGGGAGGCGGATGCGTCTGGACGGTGCCCAGCCCTCACTGCGGTTGGCGCCCATACCATTCAGCGGGCATGAAAAAGCCCCGCAGCGGGCTATCCCCTCGGGGCGCATCTATCCAATCGTGAGAAGCGGCAGGGCCTATGGCGGCCTCACATCCGTTCTCGCGCAGCCACCGAGCTGTTCCGCTTCGTTCGTGGGGACGCTGTTGTGAAGATAGAGGCTCACTATCGGAAGTCAATGCATCGATAGGCAGCATAACGTCGATCAACAAGCGGCCTTCAGCCAGCGCTCTACGTCCATACGGGTCATTTCGGCGGCATTGTGCTGGGACTGGTTCTGTGTCCGGCTAGTCGGGGCTTCATTAGGAGGAGGACTCCGCAAGGTCAGGGGGCACCTTCGTCGTCTCGCCTGTGAGCGCCGCTTTCACGATCGCCGAGAGCGTTTCGGAGTCGATGCGCATGTATAGACTATCGACATTCCCGTAGTCGAACTTCATCCAGACCGACACGCCGCCATCGGCCTTTACGGCTGTTACCTCCTTGATCTGGCGCCTCCCTCCATTGTCCCCGATGCGGACGTACATCGTCGTCTCTCCCCTAGGTTGCCCCGCCGCGTCATTCTGTCGGCAGGGCACTCCCAGTGCTATCAGGTCATCACACCGTCTGCGGCTCAATCCGCGCGCTTTTGTCCAAAACCGAATCCCTTGGCCACTGCAGATCTTTGCGCCGAGTAGTTCGGCGCCGTCGTCGGATAGTCGGAGGGGAGGCCATAGCGGGCTCGGTAGCTATGGGCATCAAGCCCGTGTCGGCGGAGATGCCGCTTTAGGGTCTTGTAGGACTTGCCGTCGATGAACGAGATCAAACCGTCGGGGGTGATCGATTTGCGGATCTCGGCAATCGTCGGCTTCCCGATATCAAGGTCGGCCGCACCAATTGCAGCCGGTGTACGGCTGAGCCCGGCAAAGGCAGCATGAACACTGACGATGAGGCCGGGCAGTTCCCTGGCCGGCAGCACGTTCTTGCCAACATAGGCGGAAACTATATCTGCAGCGAGAGTGATAGGATTGCAATCTGGCGCTGTGCCGGACGTATCGCCTGACATATGGTAAGCATCCTCTCGCTGATTCGCCAAATTGGCGCAAATAAGTACCAAAACAATATAAGAATGTCTCGTCGATTGTGCGCAATCAATTTAACAGTACATTGGATGCCCGCTTCGGAACGCTCTCGATGAGCGGATCAGAACGTGGAAGCTCTCGATCGACCCGCGGCGACCGAGCGTGATCTCGCGTTCGCGTAGCAGGATGCAGCGGCGTGGGTAGACTGAGACGGAGGCGACCACGGGATGATGAGCGCCGAGCAGCGCTTCGGTGCTCCAGCCGAAATTCGCGGCGTGCTTGCTCCAATAGGCGTCACGCGGCCCTGTGCACATCCTCGATCGGCAGGCGATAGTCGAATGGCGCGCCCATCACCTCGAGGGAAATGACGCCGACAGCGCCGCCCTCCGCCGTGCCGACGAACTTGCCGACGAACCCGCCGAACAGGCCCGAGCCGGCCCGCACCTGCTCGCCCACCTGCATGCCAGCCAACGGCGTGAGGTTCGTGCGCCCGGCCAGTTCATCCTCGCCCCACTGCCTGAGCCAGCGCAGGCCAGCCGGGTTCATGGCGAGGGGGCCGCGGTCGGCCGACCCGAGGATGCCGGTCAGTCCGTGCATGTTACGGCCGTCGATGTCTCGCTCGCGCAGCGCTGCCAGCGTCTGGTCGCAGAGGCCGCCCAGCACGCCCAGGAACAGGTAGGACCGCATGGCCGGCCGCTGCTGCTCGCGCCGCGGCACGCGCAGGTTCGAGCGCACCGAGCGCCGCCACAGGTACTCACAGGGCACGTAGGGGAGGAAGGGCGTCTCATCCTCGCGAACACCCCGGAGCATCGCGCGTCGGATACTGGCCGCTGCCGACAGCTCCCGGCTTGGGGCGGTGGTGCAGACGTACCAGCGCACGGCCGCGGCGTAGAGGTTCGGGGTCTTATTACGGCGCTCGGCCGGGATTGGCTCGTCCTTCGCGATGATGGAGTTGTGCTGAGGGGTCACGCGGGCTTGGAAGCGCTGCCCGTGCAGTTTGGCGCCCATGGCGGCTGTTCCTCGGTACGCTACGAGAGGGGGTTGGCGGCTATCGGGGCTGCGCCCCAAGCTCTGAGCACGTCGACGAGAGGGCGGCCGGTTTCTTCGGCCTCGATCTTCGCGTCGCGCCGGAGGTTGCTGGCGGCAACACGGGCTGCCTTCACCGTCGGGTTTAGGCGCGCGAGGTAGGCAGCTTGGGCGCGCCGACGCTTCGCCCGCATGCCAGCGATGTTGATGGTGCCCTCCTGGGTGAAAAACCGATGGCCGCAGGAGACACACTCACGCCGCCGCCGGACGACGCCCGGGTCGTCCTCGTGCGGCCGGCTGTCGATCACACGGGTGTCGCCGTCGCAGCGGGCGCAGATCATGCCGACGTCTCCGGCGCAGGTGCGCCCTCACGCTCGCGGGCCTCACGCCGCTTCCGACGCTCATCCAGATCGGCCATAGCCGCGCGGCGCTCGGCGCTTTCCGCGCCCGCCGGCTCGACGACCGGGCCGTCCGCGGTCTTGGCGATCAGGCCCGTCAGCTTCTCGCTGTTCGCGGCCATCTGCGCGTCGGTGATGCGCTCCTCGGGCTTGGCGTCGAGGACGCGCTGCAGCCGCGCTGCCTGACCGCGGGCGACCAGCACCATGCGCTCGGCGATGCCGCGCAGCCGGGCCGGCTTCGGCGCGAAGTCGAGCGTTGCCGGGTCGGCCGACACCTCGCCGCGCCGCCAACGCCGGACCGCCGCCCGCACCGTCCAAGCCGGAAGATCCTCGACCGCATCGAGGTAGGCCTCGGCTTTGATGCTCACCGTCCGATCGTCCAGCCGGCTCGGCGCGTATTCCTGGATCAGGTCGCCTAGCACCCCGATCGTCTCCTCTACCGGCCCGGGCTCAATGGCGGCCTGCAGGTCGGCGATGCGCCGGGCGATCACCGTCCGCTGAGGTCCAGTCGGCATCCTCGATGCTGGGATCGTCGCGACGCGGGTCGTGATCTGTCGCGTGACCGGGTCCACCTCCGTTCGCCCGGCTCCCAGATCCGAGACCGCGGCGAGCTGCGACGCGAGCCAGTCCGGAAGCAACAGCATCGAAGCTGGATCCGCCGTGTCGATTGCCGGCAGCGCCGCGGCCGAACGTGTCGTGAGATCCTGAGCCATTGCGCTTGGCCTCCCGGGCGATGATCGCCTCGACGTAGGGGATGGGATTGGCGGTCTCGGCGGCCTCGGTCGTGTCGATGGCGGCCATCACGACCACGGCGCTGTCGCCGGCATCGCGGAGCCATTTGCCGAGCAGCGTCCGGCACCGAGGCTCGGCGCAGCCGGTCATCCGGCGGATGGCGCCGAGGCCCCGGTCGAACAGGTCTTTTCGAGGGTCGATGATCTCGGCCGACCGAGGCTCGCCACTCGGCGAGGCCGATCCGTCAGGATCGGAAGTGGTGTTTGGGGTGGGGGTTATAGGGGGGGTCTGGGGGGGCAAGGGGGAGGGGCCGTTAGGGGCCGCCGTGACGTCACGTGCTGTCACGGTTTGTAACGTGACGTCACGTGACATCACGTGACCACGACGACGGGCCTGGCGCTCACGGTCCGCCTGCCGGCGCTTCTCGATCGCCTCGCGCTCGGCCGAGGCACGACCGAGCTCCAAGGCGACGCGCTGCACGAGGTCAGCATCGACGCCGGCACGGATCAGGTCAGCAATAAGGGACGGATCAGCGCTCATGCCCGCGCCCTCCAGGCGCGCGCCTCGGCAACCGTCGAAGCGACGATCTCCTCAGCGGTGAAGTGGATGCGGCCGGCGCCCGCGCATTCGTTGCAGCCGGCGCGAGCGCGGCGCATGCGCTGCGAGTTGATGAAGCCGCGCGGCGGACCAGCGGGGAAGCAGGTCGAGCACCAGCGACCGTTCCCGACGAGGTAGGGATCAGGCACGGGCGCCTCCCTTCCTTCGGGCGGCGCGGCGCTCATCAAGGGCGCGGTTGAGGATCCCGTAGACCTCCGCCTCGGTGCGCCGCATGATCTTTGCGATTTCGACCGTGTCGTTGTTGGCGTCCCACAGGCGGGCCACGGCCCACCGGTCCAGCCGATCAACAACGTCGCTGACGTCTTCGTGCTGCGGGCTCATCGACCGATCTCCGCCAGCACGGTGCGGACGTGGCCCTCGTCGAGGCCGAGCGAGACGGCGATGTGCGCGCAGCTCTGGCCCTCACGGGCGCGAACCTCGATCTCGGCGCGGTCCTGCTCTTCAACGGAGGGCATGGTGAGGACCATGCGGACCTCGGTGGCGGCGCGGTCGACCTCGACGGTCTTGCGGCGCACGTAGCGCTGGCCGTCGTCAGCGAGCACTCCCGCTTCGACCGCCGCGTCCAGGCACGGCTTCACCCGGTTGTCGATGTCGCCGCTGAAGGGCGGCAGGTAGATCACGACATCGCAGGGGCCGGCCATCCGACCGGGGCGCTGCACGTCGATCAGGAGCGCGGCCTGCTGGCGCCATGCCCGGTATTTCGTGGTCTTCACGCGACCGCGGCCGACGACGTTGGCGAACAGGCTGTTCGTGCTCGGCGGCAGCGGAAACCGGATCTCGACCGAGGGCACGATCCGGCGCTGAACGTAGATCGGTCGCTCCTCGGGCTTGAGGCGCGCGCCCTTGCTGCGGGGTGAGAAGGGCGCGCGCATAGCGTCAGCCCACCGAGCCGAACAGCGGCTCAAGGCCAGTCTGCTCGCCGACTAGCTTTGCCGTCGTCTGCACCGCATCCTGCAGGATGAACTGCTTACGGTGCAGGACGATGTGGAAGGCGAGCTTGCCCTCCTCGATGCGGTAACGCAGGAACGCCTTGATCTTGTAGCGATCGCCGCCGAAGAACACCGGGATGCCGATCACGAACTCGGTCGGGATCTTGACGTTACCCTTCGTCCCGGCCTCGACCTCCTCGCGGTAGGTCAGCTGCGTCGAGCCGTCCTGCAGGCGCACACCGCTATCGAACTGGACCTTCTTCTTCGACTGAAGCTGAAGGGCCACCTCAAGCACTGAAGCACCGGCCGGCTCGACGATGTCCTGAAGGTTCTCCTCCAGGAACTCGGCGAACTTGGCCTGAGCCATCGCCACACCGTCGACGCGGGCCCACCGAGACCATTCCTCAGAGAACGGCATCGTGTAGGACGCCCGATGGTCGAGGTAGTCCGGATTACCAGCCTCACCCGCTTCGGCCGCCGCGTGATAGTCGAGCAACGCCGACATGCTGTGATGTGCGACCGAGACAAACAGGCGAGACCGCGGCGTCTTGAAAGTGTTGACGTAGGCGGCGAACGAGGCCGCATCGTCGAGGCTCACGGCCTGGCGGATGTGGTCGGACAGCGGCTTATCGATCGGTTCAACGACACGATGCTGCCAGTTCGGCGGAGCAAAGACGTGTTCGCGACCGTCTTGCGTGGTGACCGACCTTCCGACGCCGTCGGCGTCGAGATCTGCGATCTTCTGGATGGCGCTCTCATCAAGCATGACGCGCCTCCCGGGTCTCGGCGGTGTCAGCGACATCGCGGAGCTGCATCTCGTGCTGGCGCGGGTTGTTGCGCATCAGCGAGCCGGACTCGGTCGCGAAGAACATCGTCTTCGGCCGGGCAGCTTCGGGAACCTTCACCTTGATATCGTCGGTAATGGTCACCGAGCCGGTGCCGTTCGCGGCGACCTTCAGGCTGAGGCTGAGCGAGCCCGCCTTGCCGGTCTTCATCACCGCTTGGACAACCTCGCCGAGCTGAAGCGTCAGCTCGTCATAGGCGTCACCATTCAGTTCGCGGAGAACGTCCGCAAAGGGCCTCGACATCTGGCTCTCTCCTAGGTTGGCAGGAACCGCCTGCCGCGGATCACGCTCAGCCCATCGACAGGCCGGCGGAATTCGGTTCACCCCTCGGGGTGGCGCTCCTCGGCGTCTGAGCGCGGATCCTTGTCGCGGTCCCAGAGCCGGGGCTCCCACTCGCGGGCGCGCTCGCGCCAGAAGCGAAGGCCGGACAGGCACGAGTCGGTGAAGTTCATGCCGGCGATGGCCGCGGCCTCGCAGATGGCTTCCATGACGAGCGCGACGCGGTGAAGGATCACAGGCGGCTCTCCTGAAGCTCAGCGAGTTCTCGGCGGAGATCGGCGGCGCGGCGCTCGAGGCGTACCTGGCGCTGCTGGCGGGCGACGGCAGCGAACCACGCCCCCGCATGTTCTGGATGGACCGCGCAGAGGAAGTCAGCGCCGTAGCAGCACACGAGGGCGTCGTAGGCGGATCCGCTCGGCGCGTTGCCCTGCTCCAGCCACTTCCGGACCGTCGCTGCGGGCACGCCCGTCTCAGCCTCAACGCTCTGCGGGGTCTTCAGCGGATGCCGCGCCCGAAGGAACGCCGAGATGCGTTCCGCTAATGTTCGGGCATCAACCTGCCCAACCTTGGCGCGGTTCTGTCCAGTCTTTCCCATCGTCTTCCCCGATGCTGTGTGCATCGAGGTCGGGGTTGAGGCCGGCAGGAAATTGGAGGTGAGGGACGCGGCGGACATCTCAGCGGATCCCGGTCAGACGAAGCGGGTACGCAGGGCACACAGAAGCGCGACCGCCATCAGCTTGGCGGCACCGGCGGGCGCGCAGGGAAAGAACACGGTCCCGAGAAGGGGCCGCTCCCACGGAAAGGGGAGCGGCCAAGTCGAGGGAGGAAACGCCCAAGAGAGGGCGGCCGGGGGCGCAGGGGGCGCCACGGGCAACGGACGCGCCGGAGCGCGAAACGGAGAGCGAGATGAACGAGCACACACCGGAGACCGACGGCGCCGCGACCATCCTGGCGATGCACGCCATGGTGACGTGGCTGGTGCGCCGCGAGGTCGAACGGGGCGACGGTGCAGGCGACGAACTCACCCGGCACATGGTCGAGGCGATGCTCGGCGTGGTGCAGGTGGATCCGGAACTCGCCGAAGCAGCGCACGAGGCGCGCGACGTCGTCGCCCGTGTCGTCGACACCCGGCCGATGCTGGCGGTGCTGAACTGAGGTGCGCCCGATCCAGACGCGGGAACGTGAGACAGGATCGGGCGCGATCCGGCAGCGGTCGGGCGTGACCGCGGCAGGAACGGAGGAAGGGTGCGAGCACGGTCGAGCGTGACTGCGGGGGCAAGAGCCGCCCGACCGTGCTGCCCTACATCGGGAGTTGCGACACTACCGATGGAGCTCGGAATGGACGATGCTGATCGGGCACGCCTCGAAGCGATCGAAACCGTTCTCGGGATCATGATCGCCCGGATGTCCGACGAAGACGCGAAGGCCATCCTCAGAGCCCTCCGCACGATGATCGAGGGTGCCCGACGTCGTCCGAAGATGATCGACCACAACGTGCCGGCCCTTGAAGATCTGGACGAGCTTCTGCGCCGGTGGTCGCGCCAAGCACCTCTGCTCCGCAGCAGCCAAAAAACACCCGAGCCGTCGAACGACAGCTAACAGCCTCTTCGACACCGCGCCCGAAGGGCGTTCCAGTCTGCAGAACGAGGGAGTTGATGACATGACCGAGGCCCCAGACCTTTGGATCGAAGTCCAAGCCGTCGAGCACGTCGTCGATCCGACGAGCGGCGCCCACAGGATGCGCGTGCGCTTCGAATGCGGCACCAACGATGGCCTGCTGTGCGAGTGGGCGATCTGGATCCCGCACGAGCAGAGCCTTGATCGAGCCGTCGACCTGGCGCGCAAGGAACTGCACCGGATCAGTTCCTTGCTTGCCGGCAACGACCGCAGAACGCAGCCTGAGCATCCGCAGCCCCGCGGCGAGCGCTCGATTCAATCGCGGACGTGACCGCATGAGCGCGCACTTGCGACCCTCAGGCGGTCGGCGGCCGTAGGGCGCGCTCATCGGGAAGCACTCCACGGCATGGTGATGAGATCGCCGCGACGGGCCGCATCCCAAGTGGCAGAGCCAGCCGCTGCCAGCGCGCATAGCATCACGGCAATGCCGGTGGTGCCGAGGATGGCGCAGAGACGGAGAGAGCGGTGGGTCATGCCGCCTCTCCCGTCCTGGCCGCGTCGCGAGCCCAATCGTTCAGGCCCACGCTTCCTGCGGTCGCTTCGTTGATGCGGATCGCGGTCTCGATCGACGGGCCGCGCTCGCCATACTTCAGCTTGCGGATGCCGTGCGCGGTGATCCCACCGACGCGCTCCGCCATCGCGGCGTCATCGAGGTTTTCGGAGCGCATGTAGTCGATGAGCCTCATGGGCCCAGAACTTGCCCTTAAAGGGGAACATCGTCAACCCCTACAAGGGGAAGGACGCGCAGATCATTTCAGGGTCATTTCTCCCCTCATGGGGAACGCCCTCCGAGAACTGCGACTAGAGCGCGGCTGGACGCACGACGAGGCTGCGGCCGCGATGGGTGTTTCGCGTGGGCAGTTCATCAAGTTGGAGCGCGGGGAGCGCGGTCTTGTTGAACGCACGATCGGATTGGCAGCCAAGGCGTTTGGCGTATCGAGGAGCCGCATCATCGGCGAAGAGCCGGCGGCAGCTCCGACCGCCGGCGCAAAGCCGCGGCCGCACGCGCAACCGCAGGCAAACGTGCGGCTCCCCGACAACGCCGAGCCGGTAGATACGAGCCTCTTTAACGGCCCTCGCGATGTTCCAGTCTACGGCACCGGATCGGGCGGTGATGGCGGAGACTTCAGCTTTAACGGCCAGCTAATTGACCACGTTCCGCGACCCCCGGGCATCGCGAACCGCAAGGACGTCTATGTCGTCTACCTCGTCGGCGACAGCATCTCGCCCGCATACGAGGACGGCACCCCGATCTACGTCGACCCGCACCGCCGGCCGCAGCCGCGCGACTACGTGGTGGTCGAGCTGCGCGGCAAGCGCGAGGACGAGCCGGGTCCGGCCTTCGTCAAACGCTTGGTTGCCCGCGGCGCCGGCAAGCTGAAGCTCGAACAGCACAATCCGTCAGGCCCACTCGATCCGATCGACGAGAGCGAGGTCGTGCGGGTTCATCGAGTCATTCCTTGGCTTGAGTTGATCGGCGTCTGATGCCCGTAGGTATCTATACTAGTCACGCGAGCCAAAAGCATGCCTGAGGTTTACAGTTATGCATTCAATGACACTATAAAGCTCTCATCATCGTATGGGCGAAACGATCTTCCTCCAACGGTTGAAATCCGGGGCTCTTTTCAGGTCGATTATAGCCTTTTCAGAGAGAGTGTAGGATTTCTGATCCCTGCCGACATTTACGTAAATAATACCAAACTAGATAATGTACTTATCAGGGAACTAAACTTCTCTAGCGCAACAGCTAAATACAACGTGTTTGCATATCAACCTGATACTCCGGATAATATTAATAGATCAGTAAATTTATATTATAATGATACGAAGCCCGAAGCGTTTGTGTCGGCCAGATATGACGAACGATCCGTCGATAGCGCTTCTAACTCCGGAATACCCTTCGAGGCGTCCTATGTCTCGCGGGAGGTAGCAACGGTTGTCGCGCCAATCTGCTTCAGCACCGGCACCCTCATCCGCACGGCTCGCGGCGAGGTGGCGGTCGAGGATCTGATCGTCGGCGATCTCGCCGTGACGGCCTCCGGCACGCTGCGTCCGATCACCTGGATCGGCAACCGCGCCCTCGATGCCAAGGGCGAGGCGCTGCCCCACAACGAGCAGCCCATCCGGGTCCGCGCGGGCGCCTTCGGCCCCGGCCTCCCGGCGCGCGATCTGCGCCTCTCGCACGGCCATCCGGTGCTCGTCGGCGCCGATGCCAACGGCGAGGGCGGCGTTCTCGTGCCCGTCATGTGCCTGATCAACGGCACCACCATCGCCCGCGAGCCGGTCGCCAGCATCACCTACTGGCACGTGGAGCTGGATGCCCACGACATCCTGCTGGCCGAGGGCCTACCGGCGGAGAGTTACCTCGACGGCGGCGACCGCGCCTTTTTCGTCGAAGCTTCCGACCACGCTCTGCACAATCCGGACTTCGTGCCCACGGGCTGGAATGGCCGCTGCCGTCCGGTCGCGGTCGACGGTCCGGTCGTCGAGGCGCAGCGGATGCGGCTCGACGCGGTGTTCGCCGGCGCCCTGAGCGAGCAGTGCAGTTGGGGCGAGGTCGTTGCTGGACATCTTAGGTGAGCCGCCGACGGGGTTTCTGTTCGGTGATGGCTTGATCTTTACTGCCCCTCACTGAGTTCGAGCGATGGGTCCACCGGATCGAGACCAGACATACCGTTACGTCGCGTTCATTGATGAGGCGGGCGATGACGGCCTCCGCTCTGTCAAGCCGATAGACCCAAATGGCGGAACTGAATGGTTTATCCTTTCAGCCGTCGTTATTAGGGCAAGTAGAGAGAGTGAGCCTCGTGCTTGGGTCCGAGACATACTGCGTGACATAGGGAGTGAAGGCGCAGCTGACCTCCACTTTAACCGCCTTTCGCCTAATCAAAAGACGCGTGCTTGCGAGCTGATATCTGAGCTTCCGCTTAAATGCTTTGTGGTGGCCTCGAACAAAAAGAATATGAGGCATTATTTAAACAAAAAGGCAGCAAAAGTTCCATCAAGAAATTTCTTTTACTGTTGGATGACGCGCCTCTTGCTGGAGAGAGTCACGGAATATTGCAGCGCAGTCAACGACCATGAGGACGCGGTCGGAGGAAAAGTCAAATTTGTTTTCTCCGAAAGCCATCGCATGTCTTATAGACAATTCAGAGCTTACCTGCATTGGATAAAGCTGCAAAGTATTGGGGGATCGCTCCACTTAGACAAGGGCGACCCGGATTGGAGCGTGGTCGATATAGATCTTGTTGAAGCGCATCCTCATAAAACGAGGGCAGGATTAATGTTGGCCGACGTTGTGGCGAGCGCCTTCTTCCAAGGAGTTACTTTGCGGGACGACCAAACATGCCGACCAGAGTATGCGAAACTGCTGGCGCCCAGGATCGCAAGAAAGAACGCTACCACTAGCGGGTTCGGCTTAAAAGCTATGCCTCCTCAGCTCTACACTGCTGCTTTGACTGATGCGCAGGCAGAGGTGTTCAACTTTTACGGAGTCCCGACGCGGAGAGCGCGGTAGGCCCCCGGACCCGTGTTCCGGAAGGCGTAGAGCCAGCCATCCAACGAGCTGACGTCCGACCGGTTGCCGCGGTTGCGACCGAGCTACCCAGCGGGCCTACCGACCGCAATTATTGGCCAGCATCTCCTTGGGTCAACCTGCGAATTTCTGGGCCGCCTTGAGGAGGCTGAGATGCCACCCCACAGTTGCTCGCAGACCACTAAAACGGCATCTGGTCCCGCACCTCCCGTGGCACATCGCCGAACGCGGCGAGGGTGATCGTCTCCCCCTCGTCGAACTCGCCACCGCCACGACGTAGGAAGGCGGCCGCGCCCGGCGCCCACCCCTTCTCCACGCGATCCTCCGCGACCTTCCGGGCGACCTCGCCATCGCTGCACGGGTAGACCCGCCCCTCGCGGAGCTGCCCGAACCGATCGCGCACAAAGGTCATAGCGCCGTACCGCTCACTCCCCGACATGATCCGTATCCTCTCGAAGGACAGCACGTAGGTTGAGGTTTCGGCCTCCGCCGCCACGCTCTGCGCAGTAGGTGCACCTCAGTTTGCGCCCGAGGGCCGAGACCGTCCCGAGACCGGCGCGTTCCGCCTCCTCCAGATCCAGCCGCATCCACCAGTTCCGACGGCCGCAGTCGTCACAGGTGGTTGAGAGGAAGGCGAGGTCTGAAAGGTCTGTTTCACCGTCGCCATGCCTCGCTCCCACCCAATCACCTTCTGGCATGTTCGCCTTTCGTTCTATGGTGGAGCGGTGACGTAGGGTTGTCGAGTCGGCGGCCTGTGGACAATGCAATTTCAGGCGTCCCAAATCTTCCCCTTTTAGGGGTTGACGACAATGCCCCTTTGAGGGGAATATACCCCATCGCTACCCCGCGATGGAGCCGCTGCCTATGTCCAACAAGCCACCCTTGAACTGGGGCCGCGAGAAAGACCGGATGCGCGGTCAGCGTGCGGCGCCGCCGGAGGTCCGTGAGGAGCGCCTGCGCACGATGGCGGGCCTGCGCGGCACGGCAGCCATTGCCCTTTCCGCTTGGCGCGGCCGTTCGGCCCAGCGCTACGTCGTCGGCATCCACGATGTCGGTTCGGCTGATGCCGTTGAGGCCGCTCCCGCCGTCGTGATCGCCGTGCGCCGCGACGAGGCCGGCCTCGCTTCTCCCATCGACGTTGCCAGCATCGAGACCGCCGCCGACGCGGTGGCTTGGGTTCGTCTGGCCCAGGCGTCGGGCGCCTCTGAGCTTCACATTCACCGACTTGCCGATGCCGCCTCCGAGCGCGCCGCCGTGGTCGCTGATCTCGCGCCGGCGCTGCCGCTGGACGATTGCGCCGCCTGAGCCTGCCGCGCTTCGGCGCGCCCCTTCGCCTTCCCGCAACACCAGCCCGACGAGGCCATCCATGTGCGCGCCGTTCAGCCAGGCCGACCAGCCCGAGCCTGCCATCTCGTCCCTCGACCTCGCCGACGCGGTCGAGCACCTGCATCTCGCGGCGCTGGCCTACAGCGACGTGGTCCGCAAGATCGCCATCGGCGACGCGACCAGCGCGCAGCTCGGTCCGCGCGGGTCGCAGAGCGCGAACATGGTCCGGCTGCGTCTGGAGGAGGCGATGATCGCCCTCCGCGCCACCTGCCGGAATGCGCTCGCCGGCACGTCCGGCACCTACGCCAGTGAAGCCGACCTCGCCGAGGCTCAGAGCTGGCGCATTCAGCAGAACGACCGGAACATCAACCGAACCGCGATGCGCCGGGTCGATACGGTCGAAGCCGCCGAGCGGTCTCTGATCGACCGCGCGCACGCGGTCGGCGCCGAACTCGCCCGCCTCGATGCAGCGCACCCCTACGGCAAAAGCGCCGCGCCCGCTCACGGCGCCCACGAGGCCGGCTTCGTCTCTCCCGCCGCTGCCTGAGCCACCATGCTCCCCCTGGCCCTGGATCTCCTCGCGGCCGGGGTTGCGGTCGCCCTCTACGCCTTCGGCATCCGCCTGTTTCTCGGTCGGTGCCAGCGCCTCGCGCCGCCGGCGCAGACCCTTCCCCCATCCTCCAACGACAACAGGCACGCCATGCGCACGCAGCAGCCGGCCGCCGAGCCGACCAACGTTTCCGCCATCTCGATCGCTGCCGGCATGGGCTCGATCGCCGTCCTCTGCTGCTTGGCCCTCCTGGCCTGCGCTCGCGCTCATGGGGCGATGTGATGACGGCCCTCGCTTCGCTTGAACTCGGGTACGCCGAACGCGGCAACGGCACGCCGGCGACCGACACCGCAATCATATTCGCTGGCGACATCGACATCACGTTCAACGGCGAAGGCTCGCCGGCCCTGGCCGAGGCCATCGTCGCGGCGGCCCTGAGCTTCGACGCCGCGCGCAAGGCTCTTCTCGCCGTTCGCGACGCCTGCCGCGACCCTGACACCGACACGGCCATGCCGAGCGCCGTCGGCAAGGGAGTCGAGGCTGCCCTTGCTGCGATGGGGGAGCGGTCGTGAGACGGGAATTCGACAAGAAGACCCGGCGCGCAGCCCGCGAGCGTGCCAACGGCAAGTGCGAGGGCGCCGGCTGCGGCTGTCCCCTGACGGTCGGTAAGTTCGCCTACGACCACCGCATACCCGACTGGATGGGCGGCGAGCCGATCCTCTCGAACTGCCAAGTGCTCTGCGACCCCTGCCACAAGGAAAAAACCCGGCAGGACGCGGCCGATCGCGCGAAGGCGCAGCGTCGCGAGGACAAGCATCGCGGCATCTGGACCGCGCCGCGGCGACAGATCCAGAGCGCCCCCTTCCCGAAGGCCCCGCCTCAGCGACGCGCCTCGACCAAGCTCTCCAAGCCGTCCCTCCCGCCCCGTCCGATTTACGTGGAGCGCTGATCCATGCCGTTGACGCCTGTCACGATGCCCGAGCGGGCGCGGATGCGCCGCCTGCGTGAGCAGGGACTGCCCCTCGAAGAGATCGCCGAGCTGGTGGGCCGGTCGGCCCCCTGCGTCGCCATCCATACCCGCGATCTCGGCGTGCAGTGCCGTCGCGGCACGAAGGGCCTCGGCGCCGCCGGCTATGCCCGTCTGCTGAAGCTAGCCGACGAGGGCATGGCTCACGCCGATCTTGCCGAACGCTTCGGCCTGAAGAGGAGCAGCATCCCTGTCACCGTCAGCCGCCTGCGCCGCGCGCGCCGGTTGAACGCCGCCTCGCAGGAGGCCTGCGCATGCTGAGCCTTCCCGGTTTCGATAAGCCGCGGCTCGCGGGCCTCCGGGTCCGGATCCAAGACATGGCCGTCCGCCAGAACCGCTACCGCCGCGAGGCGCAGAGCATCGGCGTCCCGGCCAACTGCCCGGAGACCCATCGCCTCGTCGAGGTTGCTGAGCAGGACACCGCGGCGCTCGCTGACCTCGAGCGTCTGGTCTCGCTCACGATGCGCTTTATGGCCGACGAACAGAGCGGCCGGCCCGCACCCGAGGTGCGAGAGGCCGACCCGCGCAGTCCCGCGGCCCGTAGCCTCCTCACCCGCGCCTTCGCCGCCCTCACCGGCGCGCCCTCTCGCAAGGGTGGGGCAGCGTAATGCGTCCGCTCATCATCGACAGCTTCGCGGGCGGCGGCGCTACACGGTTCTGTTCATCGACCCGTCTGGCTGAACCTTATCGGGGACCGGCCTTCGGTCGACATCTTCACCGGGAAGGCTCGGCCGGACACGGTCCGGTACCGTCTCATGCACAGGCGGCATATTCGGCGCTTGCTCTCGACTGTGCTGAGGCATGGCGGGCGCTTGTGAAAGCGCTGGCCCAACCAACAACCCAAAAAAGACAAAGGACACTGCGCATCGCCGGAACACGGGATTTTCCTCCCAGATATAATATAAAGATCCCAATTGAATACTTTGTTCCACTCACAGCAAATCCAATTAAAACATCTTTGACTGGCTGCTGCAGCCTTAGCGATGGGAAGAGTCCGGATAACTCGTGGGTGCGGGTGCGATACGTTGGGGCTGTTTTCATGGCGCTGGCCGGCAAGAACGCAGCCGGCCGCCTCCTCGATGCCTTCGAGCACAATGGGATGCCCCTCTCCCCGTCCTCCGGGCCGATCCCGCATGGTAAGCAGGATGGGGGCGGGGCATGACGGTGAACCCGTACCTGATCCAGGGCCCGGCCCTCATCAGCTTCAGCGGCGGGCGAACGTCCGGATACATGCTGAAGCACATCCTCGACGCGCACGGCGGAGCGCTGCCGGCGGACGTGCATGTCGCCTTCGCCAACACCGGCCGGGAGATGCCCGAGACCCTGGACTTCGTTCAGGAGTGCTCGGAGCGCTGGGGCGTCTACATCGCGTGGCTGGAGTTCGACGCCGACGCCGAGCACCGCACTCGCGTCGTCAGCCACAACTCAGCCTGCCGGAACGGCGAGCCGCTGGCCGCCGTCCTGGGGCTTCGGGCTATGCCTGCGAACCCTGTCGCTCGGTTTTGCACGATCGACGGCAAGATCAAGCGCCTTCAGGCGTACATGCGTCGGATACTCGGCTACCCGGCATGGTCGAGCATCGTCGGCCTTCGCGCCGATGAGATGAGCCGCGTCGAGAAGCAGCGGCGGCGCGCGGAGAGCGGGAAGGACGGCAAGGGCATCGGCATCCCGGTGATGCCGCTCGCAGATGCAGGCGTGTCACGACACGACGTGGCCGCATGGTGGGCTCGCCAGCCTTTCGACCTGCGCCTTGAGAACGTCGGAGGCAGAACGCCGCTCGGCAACTGCGACCTGTGCTTCCTGAAAAACACCGCGACACTCGTCGGCATCCTACGCGATCGGCCCGAACTGGCAGACTGGTGGGTCGCACAGGAGAGCCGGTTCGAGAGCACAAAGCACCCAGGCAGCTACGCGCACTTCCGCAAGGACCGTCCGTCTTACGCCGATCTGCTGCGGCTTTCGCAGGATCAGGGCGACCTCCTCACCAGCATGCCGGAGGAGGAGTCCCTTGACTGCGCCTGCACCGACTGACGCCCGCGCCGAGGCTCGGGAGCGGTTCTACCGCGCCGCCCTTTGGCACGCCGCCGATCCACAGTGCTCGAACGCCCTGGCCGAGTTCGAGGACGCTTACGAGGCACTGTCTGCGCTCGGAAAGGAAGCGGTCGCTAACTCACTCGCCCGCGCGGCCGCCGCGAGGGAGAGACAAGCTGTCCTTTCGGCCTCCAACACGACAGGGAGAACGGATCGTGCCGCGCCCGCACAAGGCTGAGAGCAGTCCCATGCCGCTCTACCCGAGCGAGGACCGGATCGTTGCCGAGCTGTATGGCCCTGACGCGGCCTCCGCGATGTCCACGGGCTGGGACGGGGTCGCAAAAGTGCTTGAGCGTGATGGGCTGCCGAAGCGCGATCCGCTGTTTGGCAACCGTCGCTTCTGGCCCGCTGTCGAGGCGTGGCTCCGACGCCGGAACGGTTTAGCGTCCACCGCGGGCGGATTCGCGCCCGATGGAGACGAGAACTGGACATGAGCAAGGACCAAGCGCCGGGCCTGGAATGGCGCGCGCGCAAGGCTGGACGCATCCCGATCTGGGTGGCGCCAGCCGAAGCGCGCAAGCAGGGCTTCACACCACAGACCGTCCGCCTCAGCGCCGAACCGATCGCGGGCGAGCCCGCTCCGGCAGAGATGTTGGTGCTGGCATCGACCTGCCGACGACTTCAGGCTGAAGCCAAGGAATGGCTGTCCGGCCTGCACAACCCGCCGAAGGCCCGCTACGACGGCACCCTGAAATCGCTCTTCGACCTCTATCAGGTCCACGAACTGAGCCCGTTTCACGCCATCACGGCGGAGACGCGGCGCAGCTACGTCTACAACCTCGGCGTCCTGACGAAGCGGATCGGCGCTCGGCGGCTGGACCGCGTCACGGGCGAGGATCTGCTGCGCTGGCACCGCGAGTTCGCTAAGCCCAACGGGGCAGGGGGCAAGCCGCGCATCCGCTTCGCCCACGCCCTCATGACCCAACTGCGCATCGTCCTGAAATTCGGGAAGGTACTCAACATCGCCGACGCGAGAGAACTGCGTTCGGTGATGGAGGATATGGAGTTCGCGACCGCCCCTCAGCGCGACTCCTTCATCTCACCCGAGCAAGTCGAGGCCGTGCGTAAGGCCGCCCACGCCCGCGGGCTGCCGTCGATCGCCCTGGCGACCGCCATCATGTTCGAGGCGGTGCTGCGTCAGAAGGACGTGATCGGCGAGTGGCTGGTCGATGAGACCGCGGAGCCGACCGGCGCGCTGGTGGATCGCGGGCGCGTCTGGCGCAGCGGCATGATCTGGGGTGAGCACCTTGGACCGGCCGATCTGCTGCTGTCGAAGCCGACCTCTAAGAGCCGGGGCCGGCGTCGAGCCGAGCACGACCTTTCGACCATGCCGATGGTCGTGGCCGAACTCGCCCACGTCCCAAGCTCGCGCCGGATCGGTCCTGTCATCGTCTGCGAGACCACCGGCCGCCCTTGGCGAGCCCGGCACTTCCGCGAGATCTGGCGTGAGTGCGCCAGGGCGGCCGGAGTATCCGACGACGTCTGGTGCATGGACGCGCGCGCCGGCGGGATCACCGAAGGCTCGAGCGCTGGCGCCGACCTAGCGCACCTGAGCAAGGCCGCGACCCATACCAACACGATCACGACGAGCCGCTACAATCGCGACGCGTTGTCGAAGTCCAGGAAAGTCGCCGAATTGAGGGTGATCAGCAGGGGCGGGAACGCCGCGTAAACAGCCACTTCCAACAGTTCTCCAACGCCTCTCCAACGGATCGACGGCATTGGCTGCTAAGTGTCTGGAAGATTTGGTGGGCGCACTAGGGTTCGAACCTAGGACCCGCTGATTAAGAGTCAGCTGCTCTACCAACTGAGCTATGCGCCCGAAGCCTCGGGGGAGAGGCTGGACCGCCGGGCCACCAATCCCGTTCGGTGGCGGCGGATTAGCAACGGGCGGACGGCCTGTCCAGCCCCTTCCGAAAAGTTTTCCGACAAAGTGCCGGCGGGATCGCTCATCCCGTGCGGCCCCACAGGCGTGCAAGCGCGTGACGGGCGGCATCGTCTCGGGTAAAGCGCGGGAATGAGCCTTTCGCGCGCCTTGAGAATTGGAACCCGCGGCAGCCCGATGGCGCTGGCCCAGACCGGCATGGTCCGCGATCGGATCGTCGCGGCCAATCCGGGATTGGACACGGAGATCGTCGTCGTCTCGACTGTGGCTGACCGCGTGCTCGATCGGCCGCTCTCCGAGATCGGCGGCAAGGGCCTGTTTACCAAGGAACTCGAACAGGCCCTGTTTGCCGACGAGATCGATGTCGCCGTTCACTCGATGAAGGACGTGGAGACGTGGCTGCCCGACGGGCTCGCCATCACCTGCATCCTGGAACGCGACGACCCGCGCGACGCCTTCCTCAGCGCGAACGGAGCCAACGGCTTGGCCGACTTGGCCCCCGGTGCCCGGGTCGGCACCTCCTCGCTCAGGCGTGGGGCGCAGGTGCTGATGCACCGGCCCGATCTCACCATCGTGCCCCTGCGCGGCAATGCCAACACCCGGATGCGCAAGCTCGAGGCGGGGGAGTGCGACGCCACGCTGCTGGCGCTCGCCGGCCTGCAGCGCCTCGGGATGGCGAATGTCGCCCGCAGCGTGCTGTCGGTGGAAGAAATGCTCCCGGCCGTGGCGCAGGGCGCACTCGGCATCGAGTGCCGGGCCGGCGACGACGCGATCCGGGCGCTGCTGGCGCCGGTTGCCTGCGCCACCACGACGACGGCGCTCGACGCGGAACGCGGGCTGCTTGCCGAACTCGACGGTTCGTGCCGCACCCCCATCGCGGCGCTTGCGCAGGTGAAGGGGGACCGCATCAGCCTCGACGGGTTGCTGTTCCTGCCGGATGGCAGCCGCCACTGGGCGGTCCATCGCGAGGGACTGGCCGCGGATGCCGACGCGATCGGCCGCGATGCCGGGGCCGAGCTGAAGCGGGCGGCGGGCGACGTCTACTTCGCCCACCTCAAGTAGTCTCCTTGCATTCCAAATCCGCTTGATCCCCTTGGGATCGCGGATCTGGGGCTGGGCGGGATCCCGTCGTGTCAGCACGATGGGTTGCCTCCTCGCGCGTCGCGCGGGCTGAGCGATCGCTTCCCGCTCGGATCGAGCGGAACGCCGATCAGGCGAGGCTGCGCTCGATCGTCTCCTCGTCGCAGATCACGCCTGCGGTGCCGGCAAATTCCGCTTCGCTGTCGTGGGAGGGCTGCGGCTCCAGTTTCTCGGCCGAGCCGGGGGCGAAGCTCGCCATGAAGGCGCGCATCACGTGGGCGACGCCGGCCTCGGCGATGCCGCGCTGGTCTTCCTCGTAGTAGCGCCCGCCATTGGTGTGGCTCGTGATGATCTCGTAGGACGGGAAGTAGACGAGGCGCGGATCGTTGCGTTCGCAGACCTCCCCGGCGGCGGCCCGCAGCACCGCCTTCGAGTGTGCGTTGGCGACGAGCACGTGCTGGTCGCGATAGGTCGCGATCAGCGGCACCGGCGAGACGGTGAGGATGACCCGTGCCGCCGCATTCACGCTCCAGAGCCGATCGAGGAACCCGTTGACGTCGGCGATCACCTCGGCCGTGCCCGCATTGACGAAGGCGACCTCCTGCGGATCGAACTGCCCACCCGCGACCCCCGGCGCGAGGGAGAGTGCCGCTCCGTCGGCACGGCAACGCCAGCCCTCGGTGAGGCCGAGCGTCACGACCAGCACGTCGAGGCTCTCGAAAAGGTCGCGCACCCGGGCGAGATGGGTTTCGCGGGCTACGATCACTGCGGCCTCGTCGGCGAAGCCATCGGGTTCGATGGTCGGGCGGAACGGATCGACGAGGCGTCCGTCCTCGCGCTGCCACGCCTTGAGCTGCGGATCGAAGGCGCCGAAGGCCCGGTCGAAGAGCTGCACGAACTGGCGCGGGCCGTAGAGATTGCCGTAACGCGCCGAGAAGGTGCCGAACTGGCGCGCGGTCGCCTCGGCCTCGCTCAACCCATCGGGCGCGGTTTCCGTAACGTGGTAGCGGAATCCGCCGCGGGCCAGCGCCTGCGAGACGCGCTGCGCGAAGCAGGAGCCGGCGGTCGCGACGCGATCGGCGCGGGCGATGCGAAAGGTCTCGCGCGGACCCGGATCGAGGGCGAAGGGCGGCACGCCCGCCACCGCCTTGCGCCAGAAGCGCTCGGCCGGTAGATCGCGGTAAGGGTTCATCGCCTGATCCGATCCTGCACGCATGCCCGCGAGAGGCCGCGCGCCGCTTGGCCCCGCTCCCCGCCCTTTTCAAACCGCTCGCCCCGACCGTCCGGGCCTTTGCGGCGCAGCCGTTCTCCCCGCGATCCTGGGCGAGACCGTGGCAGCGGCCGGTTGGCCGCCCGCGGATCGTGGTGATCGGCAATTGCCAGGCAGGCGGCGTCGCGCAGGCGCTGCGGCTGTTGCTGCCGGGCGCCGCGGTCGAAACGCTTCTCATCGCCGGGCTCGGCCGACGGTTCGGGCATCTCGATCGGCTGGCACACCATCTTAAAGACGCTGACCACGTCTTCTCGCACTTCTTTCCCACGGGCTTCGTCGCGGGCGGCAACGTCCACGGGCTCGCCGAACGCCTGCCGGGGCTGCGGCTGTTTCCAACGATCCTGTTTTCCGGCTTCCATCCCGATCTCATCCATGTCGGCGACGAAGCGAGCCTGAGGCTGTCCCGTCTCGTCGCCTCGCCGATCGGGCCGTATCACTCGGCAATCGCGCTCCACGGTTTTCGCCATGGGCTGAGCGTCGAGGCGACCCTGCGGCTCTATACCGGTGCCGTCTTCGAGCGGCTCGGCTATTTCGACCTGTGGCAGGCGAGCGCGGACTACCTGCTGCGCACCGCCCGCGACGTCGGGTTCGGCCTGGACCGGGAATTCGCGTTGTGGAGCCGCGGCGGCGTGTTCATGCACGTCATCAACCACCCGCACCTGCACGTTTTGGGCGACATCGCCCGGCGCCTCGCCCGCGAGACCGGCTACGACCCACTCGACATCCCGGTTCAGACCTACGCCCCCGATGCGCTGACGTCCGAGCCGGTCTGGCCGGTCCTGCCGGGAATCGCCGAACGCTACGGCGTGCCGGGCTCGACCCTGTTCAAGGGCGATGGCCGCCGCGCCGCGCCGCGCCTGCTCGATCTGCCGGAATTCGTGGCCGAAAGCTTTGCCCTCTACGCGCGGCAGCGATCGGAGGATCTCACCAATGCGCGGGTCGAGGCCTGGGAGAAGGATCCGGAGATCGGCGCGCTCTTCGGCGCGGCGTAG